CTTTCCATTTTCACGAGGTTACTTCCATCTTCTGGTACATTTAGTTTCTTGAATCCATAACGTCCTAGAATTTGTTCGGCTAGTTTGGGATCCATTTTGGCAATTTCAGCACGGGCAATGTCAGTAAATTGAGAATCGGCAAGTGGTCCGAGTACTTTTTTGTATGCATCAGTATTTTGATTTAAGAAAATATCTTGTAGTGTTGCACTGCAAAGTTCTGGAGCAACTCCGATAATCCGACAATGTGTTGCATCATCAGCACGTGCTTCTTGTTCCTTTCCGTCAGCATCTACTCTGACAATTTTACCGTCTTTGCTTAGTTTGAGTACGTTGCTCATTGAAAGATCTTGGATATAATCATCATCAAGATCTAGTGCTACTTCGGGCGTTTTGATTTGTTGGAGAGCATTCTCTAGAACTGCAGCAGGAACAACGCCGAAACTTTGTGCACCAGCATTAATTGCAGAAATGACGCTGACTTTCTTTTGGAGTGCTTTGGCGAAAATGCTTCTTAGTGTTTCACTAGCACCACCTTCTAGTTTAATTAATTCAATTACTTTCATAGGTTGTTGTGGTTGAGGTACTTGTTCAACGAAAACTTGTTGGAGTTGTTCAGCAGATACTAATAGATTTGATTTTGAAATAACGGCGTCGCTAACGTTGATTTCAGGAATAGCGCTAAGTAGTTTTTGTACATCTGGATCGGCTATATTGGATTGGCTTCCTACCTGAACTAGGAAATTGACAATTTCTGGATGGACATCGTCATCTTGTAATCCCATTTTGTCAGCAAAGTTTTTAACTTTTGAAAATAACGCAAGTTTTCCACTGTCGAGAACCATAAGGAATTGTAATCCACGTTGGTCATTTCCAAAAAGACTTTTTGCACGATTTTCTAATGATGCCATAATCTTATATATTATCGCATAAGAAAAAAATATTATTTTTTGATTTATATATCATCAATAATATATTAATAAAAAAATTTCTATATTATTTATATATGTCTAGTCTAAACTTAACAAGAAATCAAATTTATATAGGAGCTGCGGTTAGCGTTATTGTTATCATTGCGTTTTTTTTGTTTTTGAAAAAGAAAAAAGAAACATTTAAAGGTGTTAGTTCTGAAAATTCATTAATACTATACTATTCACCAGGTTGTGGTTATTGTCATATGTTTATGAATAGTAAAAATCCAAGTGAAAAAAGTGATTGGGCGAAAGTTAAACAACAACTTCATAAAAAAATTAAAATTCAAGAAGTTAATTGCAAAAATGATGATTGTTTAGATATTCCTGGATATCCAACAATTGTTTTAGTGAAGAATAATAAACGTATTTTCTTTAATGAACAACGAACTATTGAAAATATAGTTAAATTTGTCAATCAAAATTTATAATAAAATTTTTTCATTTTTGTAATATTTTTTATACAATAATTTTCCAATTTTAATGAGTTTATCTTTAAACTCAATATATTTCAAATTATTAGAAGGAATATTGGATAAACCATACAATGTTCCAAATAAACCTCCAGCAATTGCTCCAATTGTATCAGAATCAAAAATATTAATCATTGAATAAATAACTAATTTTTCCCAATTATTTCCAGCATCTAATAAACAATCGTAAGCAACAATAACAGCAGCATATCCCGATAATCCCATTTTACTCATTGGATTAACATCAAAAATATTATTATAAAATATTAAACGTTGAATTAAATTAGAATGTGATTTAGGTTTAACAAGAGTTCCGCGAATAAATCTGGTTTCATAATATGTTTTCCAACATTGAATAAATTCTTCAAAAGCTATTTGTTCTTCATTATTATTTGGATTCAAATATTTTTTGACATTTTTACTTTCCATAATTTCAAGCATTTCTGGTATCCATTTTTGAATTTCGATATTTTCTAAAATAAATGCTGTCAATAAAGCAGTTGATAATCCTCCAAGCCAACCAATCGGATTGGTATGTGTCATTTTACTGGAATTAATAGCATATTCTATTAATTTATCTCTATTATTTTTACCAAAGAATGCTAGTCCGATACAATTATTTCTCATTGCTGAACCATTACCTCCTCCCATTTTATCAAATTCGAAGTCTTTCCAATTTTTACCATCTTTTAACATTAATGCATGTTTTTCTACAGCAATACCAATATATCTATTTTTATTATTTTTCTTATCAAGTTGCATGGTATCATTAGCTTTAATAATCATTTTTGTTGTATTATTTTCTAATTCATCTAAATTGTTATATGGCATAATTAAAGAACGTGCGATTGACATGTGTAAAATAGTATCATCTGATACATTCCAATTTTTTAAATTAATATTATTGATACCACCTAATTCGATAAATTCGTACAGTTTTTCTAGTGTCGAACCATATACTGTGTTTTTTGGAAAGAATTCCCAATCACCATTTTTAAATCCTATTGTATCCCCCAATGCGTGTAAAAGCATTGTTGCAATATATCGTTCTTCGATTTCTTTACTCATATATACTATTATGCTAATTTATTTTTTTTAAGCGTTTATTTAAATAGGAAATTATACAGTCTTAACATATATGGAACAAAAAACTCATTATCAAATTCTTGGTATATCTCCAAAAAGTACACAAGATGATATTAAAAAAGCATATTATAAATTAATGAAAGAGAATCATCCCGATAAATATAATACTGTTGAAAAACTAGAAGAAGTTCGTCATCAAGTTAAAATTATCAATAAAGCATATGAAATTTTAAGAAATGATAAATTAAAAAAAGAATACGATAATTCATTAAAAATCGGACAAAAAACTGATAATTTCACGTCTGCTAAATCATCATTCCAAAAATATATGGAATCAATTAATGTAGACGAAACCCAAAAAAATAAATTGAAAAAAGCAGCTGAAAAACAATTTAAACAACGATTTAATGAAATTGATGAGCAAAAAGGTATTGATCGTCAACAAGAACTACATAAATTTACTAAAGAAGAATTAGAATTTGAATATACACAATTGGAAACTACACGAGATCAGGAAAATATTGAATATATGCCTGAAGTTATAAATGCTGAAACTATCGATGGTAAATTTGATATTCAACGATTCAATGATGAATTTGAGAAAATAGAAGAAGATACTGTTGCTCTTATTCATTATCAAGAGGAAACACAACCATATCAACAAGAAAATTATAATGATTATGCTCCAATTGAAGATAATAATCAACAATTACTATTTGATACAACTAAAGTTGAAAAATTAATTACACCAGATATGAAAAAACATATTACCCATCACGTGGAACAAAAAATTACAGATGATGATGTCGAAGCATTAATTAAACAACGAACAGAAGAAACACTGAAATTAAATAAAATTATACCAGTGGAATATATTGATGTTTGTGGTCATAAAGATAAAATCGAAAATATTTCATACGAAGATAATAATGGTTCTGCTTTTGAATTGACAGAAAAAACAATTGCACAACTTCGTCGCAAAAAATAAATTTAATTAAATATTTTTACTTGAGTAAAAAATCATATGCGGCTTTGTAACCAGAATTAAACAAATCATTTTTTTTTTCATTTGTTATGTTAAAATCAATCACATTTAAAGTTTTGATTTTAATTTGAATAATACTATTACTAAAATTTTGGATAGACATAGATGTAATACCTGTTACAATACTGTAAATAACTTGAATGGCGTATTCATCCAATGAATTAATATCTTTATTATTTTGTATTTCTTCCGTCGCATAAATTCCAATTATTTTATCTTCATTACCAATAAATTGATGTAAAGGGAAATTATCAATACAACCTCCATCAACGTAAAAACATTTATTAAATTGTATTGGAGTAAAAACAAAAGGTATGGAGATTGACATACGAATGGCTTGAATAACAGATAATTCCGGATATGTTGTATGTGATAAATATTCAACGTTTTGATTATTGATATTAACAGCAGTGATGATGAGAGATTTATTAGTTTTATTGAATAATTCCAATAATGTAATATCACTTTTAATATCTTTTGAAATCATAAATTTTGCTAACACTTTCATAATTTTATCACCATTATCTAATCCATAATTTTCAAAAAATAATTTAATACTAAATGATTTAAGTTTATTTAGATCAAATTTTTTAACAAATTCAAATAATTCTAATGGAGTGTAACCAATATTTAATAAAAAACACAATAATGCTCCAATAGATGAACCGGCATATGTTTCAATATTTTGCAAAATATTTGCTTCCAGTAATCCGTGTAACGCACCTAAAAATGAAATTCCTTTAATTCCGCCACCACTAATAACTAAAATTTTTTTTAAATTATTGTGAGGAATATATGTTGGTATAAAAAAATCATCAACAACATCAGAATTTTCAAACATTTCATCAATTTTATTATTGATGGTTTGAAATATATTATCTTCTATATTCTCACTGTTCATATGTGTTAATTTCAGTGAAAAAAAACTTTGATTTGACACGATATGCATTGAAAAGTGATGAATAAAAATCTATACATAACATAGAATGGATAAATTAAGTATTTCAAAAATATTAAATATAACAAAAGAAGAAGTTGTGGGAGATTTTAGAGTTAATAATATTTTCCCTGTTGAAAAGAAAAAATCAATCAAAACAGAAGTTGAACAAATTTTTAAAATTAATAAAGAACGAAATGAAACTAAAATAAAATTATATAAATTAAAATTAAAAGAATGTATTCATCAAATACAAAGAGAAAATGAGAATAGAAAAATTCAAACAATATACAAAATTAATGATATTGAATATGGATTTCCAGAATATGATTGTGATGAATGTATGGAATTTTTATTAGTTGAACTAAAAAAACATTTTTTTGATATTGTTCAAATTAATCGAACATCAATTTACATTTGTTGGCAATATACAGAATTTCATAAAAAGAAATCAAATTTTTCTAGCAATTCTTACTAACAAATCCAAAAGAATAATAACCAGAATACCGATTAGAACTATTAAAACTATATCTCTAATTTCTGATAATAAAACATCATTTTGTGCTTCTATTTTTTTCGGGGAGATTCTATTTATATTCATCATGTTTTTAAAACTTTCTTGAACAATAGTTTTAATTTGTTTCTCTTCATCTTTGGATAGATTAATTTCTTTTTCTTTCGGTTTTTCTATTAGTTCTTTTTTTTCTATTTTCTCTATTTTTTTCTCTTTTATTTCATCAAGAGAAGAAATTTCTGTTGGTTTTTCATCACCTTTTTGTTTTAATAGAGTTTGTTTTTTTTCAACACTGAATGGAAGATCTTCTTTAGTATTAAATGAACCATAAATATTATCTACATCTTCAAATGATTTAAAATCACCTTGAGTAGTAAACATATTCATTTGATGATAATTTTCCATTATATTATTGTCATCATTAACAATATTATCATATACGCAATTGGTTTGTGATTGTAATAAATCACTTACCGTATTGTATGCATCATCTAATTCGGAATAAGAGTTCATAAATATACTTTGAAAGAAGAAATTATTATTTTTTGTATTTTATATAGTTAAATTCAAATTATATTTTTGTAAATATAATTATTGCGTGTTATTTGTAAAAATACTTTCTTTTTTGTCAATATAGCATTATGTCATATAATTCTCCAGAAGAACCGACAGTTGATACAGCAACCAATATGTTTGTTTCTATTTTAGCTAATAGTGATCGTTTAGTTCCACATAAAGATGTTGTTCATTACGATGATGATGTGAAAAAATACGAGGAAGAAAAATTGGAATCATGTATGGATGAAGAATCGCCAAAATATCGTCCCGAACCCCAGGAACAAAACAGAGAACAACAAACACAATTATCAGAACAACCAAATCAAACTGAAAATGCAAGTAATAACGATTCACCAAAAAATCAAAAAGATGATTTAGATGAATACGATACAGCAACGCCAATACGTAAAAAACTATTAAAATTAGATATGATACGTAAATTAACAGAATTAGTCAATAAAGGTGTTCATCTATCACAGGATTATAACATGGATTCTGATTATAAGTTAATGAAGTATGAATATGAATTACATAGTGGAATCATCGCCAAGCATAATATGGTTTCATTTATCAATAGTGGTTGTATTTCTTCTGTTGGAATTTTAGAAACATTAAATACTTCATACAATCCATTTGGACTTCAATTAAATGGATGGAGTACAAAAGTTAATTCTAAATCAGATCAATTATACGACGCAATCAGTGATATGTATGAGAAATGGGTTGGTCCAGGAGGTCAAGTTCCACCAGAATTAAGATTAATTGGTATTTTAGGTTTCAGTGCTGCCAGTGTTCATTTCCAAAATGTTAGTGTTAATAAAATGCCAAATTTAAATGAAAGACTAACAGACGATCCAAATTATCTGGAAAATATTAGAAGACAAGCGATTGGTAGTACATTACAAAATGAAACTCCCAAGAAAGAATTTGTTGAAAAACGAGAAAAAGAATATCAAAATATTCTTCAACAAGCGAAAGATTATCAACAATATAGAAAATATGAAGATGAATACAATCAAACAGTTGCACAACAAACAGCAATGAAACCACCATCTCTTCCAAAATCAATAACACAACAAACAGAACAACGACAACCCACGATGCAACAACCATTGCAATATATGATGCCATCAAATCCATCACAATTTGTTAATGGATTAACACCGGAAGATTTCTCTAAATTTAGAGAAAAAGAAATTGAAATACATAGACAACAAATGTTAAGAGACCAACAAAATAAAAAATCTAAAAAAGAATCAATTGAAACATTAGATGAAGTTTCACATCAATCAATGGATTCTATTATTGAAAGAAATCAGGAAATGGAAAATATAATAAAAGATGCTGAAGTAGCTTCAAATATATCAGCATCAAAAACATGTAAAAGACGTAATAAGAAAAATAAAACACTCAAATTAGATATTTAAATTTGATTATTGATTAATCTCTGGTTGCGTATCCTTCATTGTATCGATACGTTTAATTAATTTACTATTATTATTTAAAATTTTAGCAGTTTCAATTTTTAATGTATCAAGTTGATTTTCTATTTTATTTAAAAAATCTTGAATCGTTTCAGTAGTTCGTCGTGATTCTGACTCTATTTTTTCTATTTTTGTTGATAAATTTTCTGTTGTTGTTGAGATTTTAGATAATTCCGTTAATATTTCTGTTACTGTTTTTTTATTTTCATTGTTGTTAGCAACTGTTTGAGAAACAAGACGATTAAAAGAATCTAATTGTTGATTAATTGGAATTGAAACCTTTTCAGTAATATTTGATTTAATATCTCTAATATCTGAAATTATTTGTTGATTTGTTATTAATACATCTGAAGAAACAGTATCACCTTTAGAAGTAGAACTTCCAAAAGGTTTTCTAAGATTCTGAGATAAATTTTTACCAATCATATTTGGAGAAAATTTATTAGCCATATTAGCTGCTAGATTAGATGAAAAATCTTTGGAAAATCCAGATGCAGCACTTGATGCCATTGAACCAAATGATGATTTTCCACTTTTGGGTGAGGTTGATTTTTGTGATGATTTAGGTGATGTTGATTTTTTTGAAAACAATCCTCCTCCAGCTTGTTTTTCATGTTCTTCAAAATCTTTAAATGAAACAACTGATGTATGACCATCAGAAAATTTAAATTTGATATATCCTTTTCCATCTTTTTTATAAGTTTCATATAATAGTTTAATTTTTTCCAATTTATCTTTATATTTATCACCCAATAATTTCTTAATTTCTTTGATATTTTTCATATCTTCTTCTGTTGGTTGATTATTTTTATCAAATTTACAATTAAAATTATTTTCAGTTGTATCACATATGATTGATAAATTTTCTCCAAATTTATTTAACAATAATAATATTTTTTTAATGTTATTGTTTTGTATGTCCATGTAAAACTCTATAAATACTTAAAAGAAAATATTATTACTATTAGTATAATGAATATTTCTATTAATGATGTTATATTACAAAATAAAGCACGTAAACGTGGACGACCACGAAAAAATAGTCTTATTCAAACAAAAATTAAAAATAATGTAGAAAAACGAACTGAAAAAATAGAAGAAGATATTATATTACATTTTCCAATCTCAACAAAAGAAATTAATGAAAAAAATGTTATTGGATCAGAAATAATTGAAACTGAATGTATGTCTGATCATTCAGAAACTTCAAAATCTTCATCTGAAGAAACTATTGATAATAGACAATATCAACACTTAATTGGATTATTGAAAGAAAAAGATAAAAAAATAGAAGAACTTGAAAAAGAAGTATTTAGTTCGAAACAACAAGTATCTGAAGGAACTTTAACAGTATCTAAAAATGTGAGATTATATCACATCGATGTTCCATTTGATAAAAACAATGATGATATTATTATTCCTGAATTTACAAATAAATCATGCTTATGGGATACATGTCAAATAAATGGTATGCCTATTTTCTTACCAGATAAATATTATGATAATAAATTTTATGTTGTCGGTTGGTTTTGTAGTTTAAATTGTGCGATTGCTTATAATTTGATGTTGGATGATTGTAAAGTTAGTGAAAGATATAGTTTATTAAAATGGTTATATGGAAAAACCAATGAAAATATTGAACCATCACCATCTTTTAAAGTTTTAGATAAATATGGAGGAAAAATGACAATTGAAGAATACAGAAAAAAAATATCTCAATCTGATAAAGAATATCGTATCATAACTGCGCCATTGACATTTGTGTGTCAAACATTAGAAGAACGAATTAATCGTCCAGCTAGAAGTAAATTAACATCACAACCAAGAAATTTAATTATAGATGCGATGAAATGTAAAAAATAAAAAATATTTTAATTGAATATACTTAAATATATTATATTTAAAATAAATATAATATGGATAAAATAAAATCAGTAACAACAAATTCAATATGTGCTTTTGATATAGGTATCAAACATTTATCATTTTGTATTATTAATACTGAAAAACTAAACAAAATAATTAAATGGGAACTAATTAATTTACAGGGAGAACAGGAAATATGTATTGGAAAAAATAAAAATGGTAAATTATGTACTAAACCGGCGACATTATGTCATTCAATAAATAAAAATATTTTATATTGCAAAAAACATTCTACAGAATATAAACCAAAATTAATTAATGTTGAAGATATGAAATCTTTAAAATCTTGTATGTTTGATGATTGTGATAAAAAGAGTTGTAAAAAAATTGATGATAAATTTTATTGTTCCAAACATGATAAAAA